TGTGACACAAAAAGCACACGCATGGGAAACTATTAGAGAGTGTGCACAAAAAGCTTCCATAGATGATATGACTGTGGCATTAGCTATACTCATGGATAGAGTGCAAGACATTGCAGATAAACAGAAGGAGACACAGCAATGAACTACAAGACAACACAAGGTGTGGAACTATCAGATGATGGATACACCAAGGTAACAGTTAAAGAAAGTTTAGGGTACGGATGGGAGGCCTCATTGTATGACAATGGCAGACTAGTACTAACACAAGATGCCACAGGTGAGACACTAAGTTTACCACCTGAGTCCACCAGAACATTGATGGACATATGCGAAGACATTATGCTAGGCATAAGAGAAGCCAAATTTAATGAGAAGGAGACATAAACAATGGCTAAGACTACACAATACACAAAGATACTTAAGCACCTTAAAGCAACCAAAGGTTTGACACAACGTGAAGCATTGCTTGACTACAGCATACAGTCATTCACTGCTCGTATCAGTGAGCTACGCAAGCTAGGGTACACCATTGATGGTGTGAAGAGTAGACACCCAGTGACAGGCCAACGCTACACACGTTATGTATGGCGTTCTGCTGAGGATGCAGCGTAATGGTTTGGGCATTAGTATGGATGCAACTACTAGTCACATCTCAATCAGTGAAATACTTTCACGTTGAGACATACGCTAGTCAAGAAGAATGCGTTGCAGCTATGAGCCAAGCTGCTGTGCTTGTATCAAACAAGAGTGAGACACTAGCATGTCTAGAGCTACAAGTAGAGTAGTCATCGTGCAGCGCAAGAAGAAATGGGTAGCGTATGACAAGGATGGCTATGTGCTTGTCATATGCAGAAACAAAAGAATAGTAGAGAACTTTGTAAAGAAGAGGAGGAAGTAATGGTATTTGATGAAGATGATAGTATGTATAAAACACTTTCAGCAGCGTGTGACATAACACTTGCGTTAGGAAGAAAGCATCACACAGGTGACTACGCTCTTAAGAATTTGGTATGGGACTTAAATAGTAAAGGCCATACTCAAGTGGCTTTAGTTAAAGAATCATCAGAGTTGCAGTATATAATAAATAATTCCCATTGGGATGATGTGCCTACAGACATGCAGCACTTTGCTCTTACTGGCATAGCTAAAATACATAATTTAGATTTAGTTGAATACATAGAGGAGGAGGAAGTAAAATGTTAGAGGATAAGACATACAAAGTAAAAGTAGGTGAGTATTGTGATGCGGTTATATATGTGTACGAAAGACATCGTAAATGTTTGAACCCGAAGGATGAACCAGAGAAACACAAGTGGAAGCACTGGAAAGAAGTAGTGACAGTGATACCTGTTACTCACGATGATTGTGATGACTACCAAGATACATCAGGTAGATTTCACACCAACGTAAGGGTTGTAGTAGATGCCTTGACAGAGTTGTACGGCAGCAGCCCTGACTACGAGATGGGTATAAGTTACACCATGAACACACACCAGTACATCAACGTGTAGGAGGTAGTATGTATTACGCACTAGACATATACAGTAAGAGTAACAAAAAGATGTTTGCTTACCATTCAAGTGATAGTCGTAAGGATATATTGAAACTTAAAGAGATGTATAGTAAGAATGATTTTGTATACATCAAGGAATGTTATGGAGAAACAGATGCAGACAAACAAACGTACAGAGAGTCTTCCAAATATGGAAGTACCACAGTTGCCAGTTAGTATGCTACAACACATGGAGCAGATGGGTTTACTACCTGTCTCCCATGATGATGATGGGGTAAACAATATAGATTTACCTTGGAGAAGTAATACAAATTATTTTAGGAGAGATGTATTGGATGAGAATAATGAACCCATTTTTTAGTTATCTCTGGTCTTTGTTTATACTGTGGCCTTTCATTTATATATTTTTAGTACACATAGGTGTGGTATGATAAACGATGATGACGTACATGAGAAGGATGACCCCCACGATGACATTAGTGATAGGCTTGGGGGTCTATATAAAGAGGATACTAACGGCTCTAAGCGTCCTGATAAACGTGATACTAGGAGGACAAAACAATCAGACGTTCAGCGCAAGGAATCACCAGTGGCAGAGAGAGGGAAAGCCTAACGTAGTTTATTTCATTGACATGCTGATTGGCAAAGGTCATTGTGTAGAAGCGTGGGTATATTGGAAAGTGAGGAGAAAATGGTAGACATACCTAAACATACATCTAAGCTATCAGTTATTGTAGACTTCTATCTGCACAGTGATGCATTTTGTAGACTATCTGGCAACACACAGAAAGACTACGAGAAACACTTGGATGCAGTACTAAAGACTACTGTAGAGGGTAGGCTCTTAGGTAACTACACAGTGCGTAGCATCAAAGCTAGACACATTAGATTAGCGTATGCGAAGTGGCTTATACCAACAGGTGACAACAAAAAAGATAAGCTAATACGCACAGCTAACTACCGAAAGGCTGCTCTATCAAAAGCGTGGAAACACTGTATGGAGTTAGATGTAATGGACAATGATCCAATACGCTTAGTCAAGACATTGAGCACTAAGCAACGTAAGGTTAAGTGGACTCGTGAACAGGTTGTACTGTTTCTTGACACAGCATACAATAACTTCAGGTGGCGTAGCATTGGATTGATTGTACATATGGCTTATGAGTGGGCGCAGCGTATTGGAGATATGCGTATGCTAACCTGGAATCACATTAACTTTGATGCAAAGCGTGTTGATTTAACACAAAGTAAACGTGGCGCTGATGTACACCTACCTATACCTAGTGACCTACTCACTATGCTCAAACAACAGAGTCAGGACTTTGGGTTTCAAGATTATGTAGCACCAAAGACTAAGCCAGTGGCAGGTGCATATGTACCTTACCCAATTGATCACATTGATACAGCTATCAACGAAGTCAAACAAGAAGCAGGGCTACCCAAAGAAATAACTGCTATGGATCTACGCAGGACTGCTATCACTGAGATGGTAGAAGGTGACGCTGACCTAGCTCAGATCATGCAAGTCAGTGGTCACAGGAATCCTGAGTCAGTCAAGCCATACCTAGTCAACACATTTAGTGGTGCAAGTAATGCGTTAGCTAAGAGGAATAAGACATGAATGTAAACATTAAGAACTACCTAGAGTCACTTGATTTAAAAGAAGAATATAAACACAGAGGTGACTGCCCTAAGTGCAAAGGTAAGAACACATTCACTGCTATACGAGATGGTAGTGCGCTGCTCTACAACTGTTACAAGCTTGACTGTAACACCAAAGGTGTTGTGTCATCAGGTATGACAGCTTATGAAATACAGCGTAGGTTAAACCCTCAAGATGAACCTGAGTCAGAGCATGAGATATTCACTTGGCCTGAGTATGTAGTAACACCTACTGCAGAACATAGAGATCACGAAAGGTTTATAGGTAGGTGGGGTTTGTATGGTGAGGACTTGATGTACGATGTAATGGATGGACGTGTAGTGTTTCCTATCTATGATAGAGGCAAATTAGTAGGAGCTATAGGTAGATGTACATCTTACTCAGGGCAAGTTAAGTGGAAGCGTTACGATAGGACACCTACTGTATTTACTCGTGTCGTAGGTAAGCCTAGTGGTGTCGTAATGATAGTAGAAGATGTTATCAGTGCAACTGTAGCAGCTAAACTATTCCCTGGATTAACAGGCTTGGCTATACTTGGTACATCATTTAGTGTGTCTAATATGCAACACTTAGATAATTTCTACAAGGTTATCGTAGCGTTAGACCCTGATGCTGCACATAAAACCTTGCAATACAAGAGGGAGATAGAAGCATACACAGGCTTAGAAACTATAGCGTTAAGACTTTACGATGACATCAAGTATAAAGTAGAGGCTGACATAGCCAAGCTAGAGGAGATCCTATGAATGAAGAAGAGCAGCTAAAGTTATTTGATTTTGATGAAGATGAGCAAGTATATAATGATGGGCTTGAATGTAACAAGTGTGGAATCACTCAGCCACACGCTAATTTTACTAGTATAATATATGCGTCAGGAGTTATAGAATATAAAAGAATATGTAAGTCTTGTATCAAAGGACACTCAGCAGTAATCAAAACACTTAAGAGTCAGAATGCTTATCCTGATAAGGACTACTGCTGTCCTATATGTAATAGAGATATAACAATACTAGGGAGGAAGAAACAAAAGAAGTTAAAGTCATGGGTACTAGATCATTGCCACGACACCAACACATTTAGAGGGTGGTTGTGTCATCATTGCAACACTGGTTTAGGATCATTCAACGACAGCCTTGAACGACTAGAAGAAGCTGTTAAATACATTAAGAAACACAAGGAGACAAACTAATGCAACCAAAGAATGTACCATGCCATATCCGTATCAAGGTAGAGCCAACGCAGCAGCAGAAAGGTAGAGCTTGTCGGTTACACGGTAAAGACTTCAAGAGTATAGCTGATGCAGCGAGACATTGGAATGTGAACTACTCGTGGGCAGCAGAACAAGTTAGTAAAGGATGGAACAAAGAAGGCTTCCCTCAAAAGTATAGGAAGAGTTATGTCTAAGACAGCAATAATAGATGAGCGTGTACCGTTAGGAAAAGTATACGTTGACTTGACAGTAGATGAAGTGTTAGAGGCATGTAAGAGGTATGCATCAGACAAAGCATTTGATGAGGAGTTAGACAAAGTTTATAACAAAGATAAAAGTTTTGATTGAGAGAGGAGATACACATGATGGAACTAGCATTGATCCACACTATGTTGGACAAAGAGTTCTACGATAATCACAAGGGCATACGTTGTCCTGATAAGATATTCAGTAAGGATGCACGTAAGATTAAACATACCTTAGATTATGCTATGAGTACTTACGACAAGAGTCTTACACCTACTGAGTTAGAGGCTTTGTTTGAAGCTAACAACAGGAGTATGACTACTGCTAACAAACAAGTGTATCGTGAGTTGTTTAGAAAGATAGCACGAGAGAAGCCTCTCAGTAATGAGATAGCTACGGATGTACTGTCTAAGCTATTCCAACAAGTAGTAGGTGAAGAGATTGCTAACCTAGGTTTTGATTACGTTAACGGAACACAAGAAAGCTTAGAACCTTTACGAAATCTATTGATTGACTATCAAGATGACTTCATGCCTAACCTTAAGATAGAGTGGGATGATACAAGTATTGATACGTTACTCAAAGCTAACGACATACAGTCACAATGGAAGTGGAACATACCTACGCTTAGACGTAAAACAGAGGGCATCAGTGCAGGACACTTGGTTGTTGTAGGTGCTAGACCTAACACAGGTAAGACTAGCTTTCACGCTAGTACAATAGCTGCACCTGATGGCTTTGCTTCACAGGGTGCTAAGTGTATGGTGCTATGTAATGAAGAAAGTTATGAACGTGTAGGTGCAAGATACCTTAGTGCCGCTACAAGTATGAGCATGGATGAAGTCAAGACTAACATGGCAGTAGCAGCGTTACGTTACAATCCTATAGAGAAGAATGTGTTTATCAAGGACAGCACAGGTAAAGACATGGCATGGGTTGAGGCTATCATCAAAGCATACGAGCCTGACATTGTAGTGCTTGATATGGGTGACAAGTTTGCTAACAAGACAAGTGACAAGTCTGACATCTATCTTAAAGAAGCAGCCATACATGCACGTAACATAGCCAAGCAACACAAGTGTGCAATCATATGGATGTCACAGTTGAGTGCAGCAGCAGAAGGTTTGGTACATCCTGATCAGTCAATGCTTGAAGGTAGTAAGACAGGCAAGGCGGCAGAGGCAGACCTAATGATTCTCATATCAAAGAACAAGGTGGTGGAAGGACAAGATGAAGAGGAAAGCAGTCAAAGACATTTGTGTATAGCTAAGAACAAACTCAAGGGTGGATGGCATGGAACTGTACACTGTGAGCTTGATGGTGATAGGAGTCAGTACTTACCATGAGACTTGTAGTTGATGTAGAAAACACAATCACTAAACGAGAGAAGAAGAACATTCTTGATCCGTTTGAACCTGGACTTGAACTTGTGCAAGTAGGTATGCAGAATGTAGACAACCCTGATGAGACATACCTGTTCACTCTCAATCACAAGGAAGATCAAGATGTTGGTGGCTCAAGGGCTATGAACATTCAGCTTATACTGGATAACACAACGCTCTTGATTATGCACAACGCACAGCATGACTTGATGTGGCTGTGGGAATCAGGCTTCAAGTATGATGGTGACATCTATGACACGATGTTAGCTGAGTACCTGTTACAACGTGGGCAGAAAGAGCCTATAAGCTTAGAAGCTTGCGCTGAACGTAGGGAGTTAAACTACCAGAAGCAAGACACTCTTAAAGAGTATTACAAGAAAGGATACAACACCAATGAGATACCTTTACAAGAGCTTCTTTTTTATCTTAGGAGTGACCTCAACATTACTCGTGAGTTGTTCTTTGCCTTGGAACAAGACTACTCCCAACCAGATTCAGAGTCCTTACATAAAGTTAGAGACATTACCTTCCGTACCTGTAAAGCCCTCACCCGAATGTACATGTCAGGAATCCGTGTGGACAGAAGTGCCCTTCAAGAAGTCCGACTAGAGTTTGAGAAAGAGAAAGCTGAGATAGAAGATAGATTACAGCGCAAGACTCGTGAGCTTATGGGTGACACACCTATCAATCTGAATAGTCCTGAACAAGCATCTCAAGTTATATTTAGTAGACGTATACACAACAAGAAAGAATGGGCTGACTTGTTTGACTACACTGAAACAAAGAAAGAGTTTGAAGAAGCTATAGAAGCAAACAGTTCTGTCATTAGAAAGACTAAAGCATCTACTTGTCCTGATTGTAATGGGCGTGGCTTAGTACACAAGCTGCGTAAGGATGGTACACTTTACAAGCTACCAACTAAATGTAAAGACTGTGATGGCAGAGGCTATCTACTAACTAAAACTAAAGAGGTAGCAGGGTTATGTTTCTCTGCACCAAGTAAGAAATGGATAAGTGCAAATGGTTTCAGTACTAGTAAGGGCAACCTTGAAAGTCTTATGGCTACCGCTACAAGCAATGGTATGGAGTCTGCTCTTAGTTTCCTTACTGATCTTAAGCGCCTCTCTGCTATTAGCAGTTACCTTAGCAGCTTCGTGGATGGTATCAACATATATACAAAGCCCAACGGATTCCTACACGTTAACCTTACCCAAAGTGTTACCAGTACAGGTAGATTTTCTGGACGCAATCCCAACATGCAAAACATGCCAAGAGGAGGGACATTCCCAGTGAAGCGTGTGTTCATATCACGATGGGAGGGTGGACAGATTATGGAATGTGACTTTGCCCAGTTGGAGTTCAGAGTTGCTGCATTCCTCTCACAGGACAGCACAGCCATGCAGGAGATAGATACAGGGTTTGATGTGCACTCCTACACTGCAAAGGTTATCAGTGATGCAGGGCAGCCTACAGGACGCCAAGAAGCTAAGGAACATACCTTCGCCCCTCTCTTCGGGGCTACAGGGTATGGTAGATCCAAGGCTGTAGCTGCGTACTACAAACACTTTACTGAGAAGTATGAGGGTGTAGCTGCGTGGCATGAAGAGCTAGGAGATGAGGCTGTACGCTTTGAAAAGATTACTAACAAAAGCGGAAGACAGTACGCATTTCCTGGTGTTACCCGAAGAGCAAATGGTAGTGTGTCACACTTCACTATGATAAAGAACTACCCTGTCCAAGGCTTTGCTACAGGTGACATCGTACCTGTTGTACTACTAGAGTTTGAGCGATTGCTTGAGCCTCTACAATCATGCTTAGTCAATACTGTACACGATTCTATGGTGATAGATGTACACCCTGACGAAGTAAAAAAAGTCTTGACTATTGTTGAGACTATCAATGCTAATCTAAACTGTGTTATAAAAGACGCATACGATGTAGAAATGAACGTGCCTTTATTATTAGAAGCTAAAATAGGAAAGAATTGGCTTGACACAGTTGACGTTTAGAGTATAACTAATCATCTTTAACTTTTATAGGAAGTAAGTAAAACAATGAATACAGAACTGGCGATACAAAACGATTTAGGTATGTCTCTTGCAGAGGCAGTAGGCGTAACTCCTCAAAGTGGTGGTGAAAGAAAGACGGCTGCTTTACCTAGAGTAAACCTCATGCACACTGGTATCATGGGTGAGATTGAAGTTAATGGTAAGCCTCTCAGGACTGAGGTTGTACCTGCAGGATCATTTAAGATTACCAGAGGCGAAGACGATGTAGTGTACGCAAATAGCCCTACTGTACGTATCTTTGCAATTAGGCAGCAATTCTCCAAGTGGGATGCCAAAGAAGAGGTTATGAATAAGACAGTAATGTCTAACGATCTTAAGGGTGACTTGAAAGATAACTTAGGTACATTTAATCTTGGTAGACCATCAGGTTATATTCAAGATTGGGATAGCGTACCTGAGAAGACAAAGGAGGTGATTCGCAGTATTAAGCGTAAGAAGATTCTCTTTGGTCAACTAACTGCAGCAGGTGTTACTGATGAAGCAGGTAATGTAGTGGATGCAATCACTGATATGCCTTTCTATTTTGAAGTACCTACCTCAAGTATACAGTCTTTGGACTTTGCAGTTAATGCATTAGGACGTAAGAATATCTTACCTATCCAGTGTAACTTTAAGCTAGGTCACAAACCTGGTGGAGAAACTTGGGTTACTCTAACATTAGAGTACGATGGTAAAGTATAACTACAGCC